AAAGGAGTAAAAAAATGTTAGATATTTTAAAAAGTGATTTACCTTTAGAATATCAAAATTTTTGGTATGATATGGGAGTAAAAGTACAAAAACATATTAATGGAGTTGTACAAGTATTATTTGATAGTACTAGTACACAAATAATAATTAAAGTGTTTATAGAAAAATTTAATTTTGGTATATATTTTAGTTTTCCATATAGATTAACAGATAAAGAAATTTTACAACATATTTTAAATGGAATACAATTAAAAGTATATGAAGAAGTATTTAAAAAATGAAAGGAGAATAACAATGGAAACAGAAATGGAAGATAAATTACAAGAAAAATATAAAAATATACAAATAGAAGTTGAATATATAGACTTGCGAAAATATAAAATAAATGTTAAAATAAAAGTAGAAAATCAAGAACATAAAAAAGAAATAATACATATATGGGACGCACATTATACAAAAGATGTAAATATAGGTACAATATGTAATCAAATTGATAATTTTATTCTTGGTTTATATAGAAAGGAGTGTAAATATTATGACTAAAAATGAATTTTTAAATACAATAGCACCATTAGTAGTAGCAGAAAATAAAAAGAGGGGAAATCCTTTATTTTCATCAGTAGTAATAGCACAAGCAATATGTGAAAGCGGTTGGGGACAAAGTAAAATAATGATGAAAGCAAATGCAATTTTTGGAATAAAAGCAACTTCAAGTTGGAAAGGAAAAGTATATAACGCTAAAACACAGGAATGTTACGACGGAAGTACATATACAAATATTACAGCTTGTTTCAGAGCATATAATAGTTTAGCGGAAAGTATATCAGACTATTTCGATTTAATAACAAAACTAGAAAGATATAGAAAAGCTTGTGTAAGTGAAACACCGTTAGAGTGTATAACAGCTATAAAAAATGGCGGATATGCTACAAGTCCGACATATATAAATACTATAATGTCAATAATCAATAGTAACAATTTAACAAAATATGACAATGTTGATAGCTCAAAAAGTATAGAAGAATTAGCAAAAGAGGTAATAGCTGGAAGATATGGAAACGGCGAAGAAAGAAAGCAAAAACTAGGTAATTTATATAATGAAGTACAAAAAAAAGTAAACGAAATATTGAAAGTAAATACAAATAACGAAAAAATTTATATTGTAAAAAAAGGTGATTGTTTATGTAATATTGCTAAAAAATTTAATACAACAGTAGAAAAAATAGCAAAAGATAATAATATAACAAATGTTGATTTAATATATGTAAATCAAAAATTAATAATAAGGTAGTGAGAATATGGCGGAATATACAACAAAATATAGCCCAATGCATATTGATTGTACTATTGGTCAACCGTATGGAAATGTAAATCCCGATTATAGTTGCGGTTTTCATACTGGAGTAGATTTTCCTCAAAGCGGAGTATCAGTACAAAATCCCGACTTATATAGTATAACAGATGACGGAGAGGTAGTATATGTATATAAAGAAAGTACGGGAACATCGCCAGCGTTAGGAAATCAAGTACAAATTTTAGACCATAGAACGGGACTTTATTATAGATATTGTCATATGTTATATGGAAGTGTAAATTTAAATGTAGGGGATAGAGTAAATTTAAATACAATTGTAGGAAAAATGGGTAATACTGGAAATAGTACCGGTACACATTTACATCTAGAAGCTAGTACAAGTCAAAGCTGGATATGTGAAAATTTTGTAAATCCTTGTGAGCCTTTAGGTTTTCCAAATGAAAGAGGAACAATAGTGCATTGGGACGGAACTATACCACCGGAACCACCTACACCAACTATAATATTTAAAAAACGTAAATTTCCTTGGGCTGTATTTACAAAAATAATAAGAAATAGACGAACATTTTTTTAAAAAATATTCGTTTTATTATTGACAAAATTAAAAATTTGTGCTTATAATTTATATAGAAACAAACGAAGAAAGGAGAAAGAAAATGGATATTGCAACTCTTTTAGGTAGTTATGCGTTTCCAGTTGTCGCTTGTCTTGGTATGGCTTGGTATGTAAAGTATATAACAGATAAGAACTCGCAAGAAACAGCAAAACTAAATGAACAACATACAACAATAATGCTAGCATATAAAGATGAAATAAAAGACGCTATTAACAATAATACAATGGTAATGCAAAGATTATGTGATAGTATGGAAACAAAGAACACAAGAACAAAAAAAACTAAAAAGGGAAAGGAGGAAAATCAAGATGAAGCTTAGTAAAGAAGATTTAAAAGCGAAAGTAAATGAGCTTGTAACAGATAACGACATCGCAATACAATTACTAGAAGATATAGAAGATAGTATGGAAGTTGGCGAAGTTGATACAGCTAAAATAGATGAATTACAAGCAAAACTTGATGACTTACAAGAAAAATACAAACAAAGATTTTTAAAGGGCGATGATAAAAAAGACGCCGAAGATAAAAAAGAAGAAGTCGACGAAGAATTAGAAGAAAAAGAAGTAATCGACATAAAAGATATATAATTAGGAAAGGTAGGAAATAAAAATGGCTTTAAATAAAGTTTTAAAAGTAAACAATGATAGCGAGCTTTTATCATTTATTATAAATACAACACCAGAGCTAGCAAGTAATATTGATTTACCAGTACAAGGCGAGAGCATAGCTCCTATTGGTAAAATAATAATGTCAAATGAAAGATATAAAAATGCTTTCATAAATACAATAAATTTAATTGGATTAACTGTAATTGATAGAAATTATTGGGAAAATCCTTGGGAAGTTTTTGCAAATAGAGGTACTTTACCTTTTGGGCAAACAGTTAGAGAATTAATCGTAGATATAGCAAACGTATATGATTATAACGAATATGCAAACGATGTAGACCATTTCTTGGAGAACGTTGTACCAAATATTTATAATTATTTACACGAAATTAATTATCAAAAATTTTATAAGACTAGTACATCAGATGAACAAATTGCAATGGCTTTCAATACAGAGGGCGGACTATTTGATTTAATCGAAAAAATAGTAGGTTCTTTATATGAAGGTTACAAATACGATAAATATATAGCAGATAAATATATGTTATGTAGAAGAATTATAGACGGAACTATAACAAGTGTTAAAATTGATAATTACGCAAATTTAACACCTAGACAAAGAGTATCAAAATTAAAATCTATTTCAAATTTAATGACTTTCAGAAGTCCAAATTATAACCCAGCTGGCGTACGTATATCTACTCCATTTGATAACCAAATAGCAATTATCAATACAGATTTTGAAGCAGATATGAGTACAGAAGTATTAGCAACATCTTTCTTCAGAAATGAAGCAGAAATGAAATCAAGAAGTGCATTAATTGACGGCTTCGGAAATCACGATACAGCAAGACTAGAAGAATTACTAGGCGACGCCTACGTACCATTTACAGAAACAGAATTAGAAGCATTAGCAAATATACCAGCTGTAATAATTGATGATGAATTTTTCCAAGATTATTCATACGCAATGGATAATAACGCAGATACAAAAATGACAGATTTTTATAACCCAGAAAGTTTAAAAAGAAATCATTGGTTGCATACTTGGAAAGTACTTTCTACATCTCCATTTAAAGGGGCGGTTGTATTTACAATAGATACACCAGCAGTAACAAGCGTAACAGTTAATCCTAGCGAAGTTTCAGCAAGTGCTGGTTTAGATGTACAATTACAAGCAGTAGTTGCTACTACTGGTTTTGCTAACAAGGCTGTAACTTGGAGTATTACACAAGACCCAGAAACAGACCCAGCAAAGAAAGCTATTGTTGATTTAACAGGAAAAGTACATATTCCAGCTGGACACGTTGCAAGTACAGATAACGACGAAGATACATTAATAGAAGTAACAGCTACAAGCGTATATGATACTACAAAAAGTGGAACAGCAAGTATAACAGTACTTTAAACTAAAACGGCTGGATATAATATCTAGCCGTTATTATTTTATAAGAAAGGAGAAAAGAAATGAAACGAAAATTAATAAATTCGCAGTTGTCTAATTTCAAAACTTATGAAATGTATAAAAGGCAATTATTAACACTTGCCGAAAATGTGTTTGAATTTACAAATATACCTAAATTTATTGATACCGCATATTTAAATAAAACACTTTTAAGACAAGGAAGTATAGCATTTTTTGTTGATGAAGTTTTAGGATTATTAGCATTACCATATCAAAATATAGGAAAATTAGACGTATACGATAGACCTACAAGCATACAAGTAATATCACAAAATGGATATAGTAAATTTATTAGAAGTCAAGACGATTTTGTTATAATGTATGATAATAACGGACGTTATCCATTATGGTTAGATATTTTACAATATGCGGAACGTTTAGCATTAGATACTAGAACAACAGATATAAATATAGCACAGCAAAAAACCCCTAGATTTTGGAAAACAAAATCAGAAAAAGTAAAATCAATACAAGATTTAGTAAATAATGTAGACGGTATGGAAAATACAGTAATTGCCTATGAAGATTTAGACTTGGACGATACAACGTTAGTACTTGCACCCGCACCATTTGTAGCGGATAAAATAGACTTGCATAAAGAAAAAGACTGGAACGAATTTTTACGTTTAATAGGTATAGCAAATATGAATTTTCAGAAGAAAGAGCGTAATATAAAAGATGAAGTATTAGCAAGTCAAGGCGGAACAGTAGCCAGTCGTTATAGTCGTTTTGAGCCTAGACAAAAAGCAATAGAAGAAATAAACGAAAAATTAGCAAATAAAATTTTAATAAACGGAAAGCCAGCAATAGAAAAAGAAATAGAAGTAAAATATTATGACGGCGTACCAACTTCCGAAAAAGAAGTAGAAGAATACGACGTAGAAAGCGAGGGCGAAGATGATACCATATTATAACGGTTTATTTATGTTTTATCCTTTTTTACCGCCAAATTGTAATAAGCCCCCAACAATATATACAATATTAGAAGCAATAGTAAATCCCGATGTAGATTTAAACGAGCCAGCACCCGAAGTAAAAATAAAAGATTTAGCAAAAGCTGGACGTAGTATAATATTTAATTTTGATTATCCTTTAACTTCTAATATTACAAAGGAAAAATTTGAAACAATGATATTAAATCATTTTTTACAAAGGCGTATAGGTTTTGAAACTGTATCAGCTTTTCGTATTCAATTAGATGTAAAATTAAACGAGATAATGCCTTTATATAATAAAATGTTTGACGCATTGGAAAATTGGGAAATATTTAACGACGGCGAAGTAACTACAAGAACTGGAACAGATAATAGAACATCACAAAGTACAAATAATACAAGTAATCAATTAACTAATCATAGTACTACATCTACTAACGATATATCAGATAGAAGAAATAGCGAGCTACCTCAAAATCAGCTTGAAGATTTACGAAATGGTAGTTATGTTACAAATTATAATTACGATACAAATACTAATAATGGAGAGGATAATTCTACAAGTCAAGGAACATCACAAGCAACAAATCAAGGTACAGACAATAACGTATATAATGAAACAATAACAAGAACACCAGCGGATAAAATAGCAATTCTAAAAGAAATGCAAGAAAATATAAAATCAATATATACTATGATATTTAAAGATTTAGAATGTCTTTTTTATCAATTAGTATAAAGAGAGGAGAGAAAAAATGAATAAATATGAATATAAAAAATTAACACCCTTTAAATGGTTTGTCATAGAAAATTTTCCATTTATTGAGGCGGATTTTGACGCTATTACAGAATGGCAACTATTTTGTAAAGTAGGAAAAGAAATAAATAAAATAATAGATAGTCAAAATTTATTAGGAAATGAAATGGAAAATATTTCAAATTCTTTTATTTCTTTACAAAATGATTATATAGAAAGATTTAAAGAATTAGAAAATTATGTAAATAATTATTTTAATAATTTAGATGTACAAGATGAAATAAATAATAAATTAAATGAAATGGCAGAAAGTGGAGAACTACAAGAAATTTTTGAACAGTTTTATATACAAGATTATAAAAAAATTGATAGTTTATCATTAACCGATAAATTTTTATATTTATTTGGTAATGATATATCATATTGGAAAATGGCAGGACAAAGAACATCAAATTTTGAATATAAAGTAGGCGAATTTATTAAAGATAAAAATAGTAATAATATATATGTTTGTAGTGTTGCTGGTACAACTGGAAATATTTATCCTACTTTTAATGGAGAACATATATCAGACGGTACAGTAATTTGGGATTTTGTTTCTATTCCAACAGATTGGGAAGAAAACAAACATTATTATATTAATAATAGTGTAAATATTAAAAATTTATCATACGTTTGCATACAAGAACATACTAGTACAAACGCAGACGGTTATAATATAAAAATAAAAGAAAATGTTTTATATAAAAGAGTTAATAATAATACATTATCAAATTATCCAAATTTATTATTAACAATTGGATATGATAATTTAAATAAAGTAAATAACGAGGGAATGAATGTTCCTAAAAGTGCTATTCAAGTTTCAAATGACGGTAAATTATTTAATATTATTGATACACCTATGAATTTTGCTGGACAAGATTTTTCTCCAATTTTTTATAATGGAAAATATTATATACTTACATTTACAAAACAGCAATATAATGATTTTGGTTTATTTATTACACAAAATTTCAAAGATTATATAAAAACAGAAATTGATTTAAATATATCAAATGAAACACACCCACACGTATGGTTCGGACAATGGTTTAAAGATACTTTAACTAATAAACTATATATATTATATACGGCAAGTGATTTAGAAAATCCGATTATTGAATATCAAGGACAAGAATTTCCAAATTTAAGATTATGGAAAGTAGAAGTAACAGATTTAGAAAATTTAACTTTTGGAACTCCTACACCAATTAATTTAAGTGATAATTCAAGATTTGATGTATTTATTTCAATACGAAATAACACTTATTATTTATTTACTCGTAGATATGTTGACGCAAACGACAGAACACACGAGGGACACGTTGAAATTTGGACATCGACAGATTTAGAAAATTGGACTTTAAATACATCAAGAATACAAGCATTAAATAATAGCGGTTACGAGGCAATGTCAGTAGTTGAAATAAATCCGAATAAATATTATATGTACGTTTCTAAAAATTTGAATTATGATTTTAATAGAGTATGGAGAATAGAAAGTACAGATTTAATAAATTGGAATAATTTAATACCAGTAAAACCAGCTACTTTAAATCTTGATGAATTCGGAACAGTTATAAAAATTGAAAATCAAGACGCATTATCGTATTTATATAATTATATTAATACAAATGATAATTCTCGTAATACATTAAGACCTACAAACTATGTAAATTTAATTAATGAAAAAAACAACGTATATAGAAATTTAAATTATACATCGCATACACTTAATGTATTATCGGCGGAAGATATTATATATAAAACAAATGTTAATATTACTGATATTGAAATAAGTAATATAGTTTCAAATTATGAATTGCCACATAGATTTTTCATAAGAACAACAAATACCGGTAGCGATTATATCAAAATAACAAATCAAGGTAATATATATTTACCTGATAGTTTATCAGAAGTTTATATACAAAATGATATTATATTAGAATTTGTGTATAGTGCAGATTTAGAAAAATATATACTTGTATCTCCGTCAAAAGAATATTTATTAACATCAATACCACGTAATATAATATTAAATGATTTAGCAACTGACGGAGTAATAGAAAATTTAGAAATTGAAAATAATTGTATATATACAGTTAGAATAAATACAGTATTAACCATAAATAATTTTAGTTTTAAAAATAATCGTAAAGGAAAATTTAATATAGCATTTTTAATTGAGGGTAATGGTAGTACGCATTATACAAAATTAATATTAAATGGAAATACAAATGTATTAATATCACAATATGGAACTACTTCCGAATTAGAGCTAACAAGTGCTAACAATTCAAATAAATTCGTACCTTTTGGAAGATATTTTGGTACTGGATCTTTAAGGTTATTAAGTTTATAAAAGAGGGGATATCCCCTCTTTAATTTATTGTATTATTTAGACTATAATTTCCAACATTTGAATGATTATGCCATATTGTTACACCACGTCTACAAGCATTATTTATTGTATCCATATATTTTGCTGGTACTTCGCCATATCCTATTTCTTCACTTGCTCCTATTTCTACATAGTTCCAATAAGTACGCCCAGTAATATTAGGCATTGCAAGAGATTTTACAGCGTAGCCGGAAACGTGTAAAGTAATCATCTATAATTTTTAAATATTCTGTTTTTACTCTCATTTGTCTAAAACTAAACATATTTCTATTACAAGCCCATATTACATCGCCATTAGCTTGACCGCCATTAATATTAGGAAGTAATGACGCTTGATAAAATTGTCCTATTGTATTTCCTATATTTCCAGCAACACTCATTACAGCCCCCGCAAGTGCCGGTGCAGTAGCCCCGCCAGTTGCAATAGTACCCGCAATAGCCCCAGCTGTTAAACCTAAACTAACAGCCATATTAACACTATTTTGAGTTAACCAATTTGTAAATGCGTCCGAACTCCAAGCACACGTTGGATATTTTCCAAGTGCCAAGGCTTCATCGTCGTTTGTTTCCATACCTTTATAATTTTTTGGTACAATTCTACCACTTCCACCAATAGATATACTAAATTGATTTTCAAAAACGCAATTTTTTGTATTAAAATCCTCATATTTATATATATTGTTACTACCTTGATTATTCGATACAAATAAATAATTATAAGGATATACAAAACATTTATTATTTTTTGGTGTATAGTCAGAAAATGCAGTTATTTTATTTATTACTGTATTAAATTTTTCGGGCGTTAAATCATAACCCATTGTATAAAAACTAAATGTATTAGTATCAGTAATTACTTTAGCTGTATGTTGTGTTAGTTTACTTACTTCTATTGCTACATCTGGTAATATAAAGATATTTTGTATATCTTCTACGTGTCCATCAGAATTAGTACGAAGTAAAAATAACACTAAATCAGCAAAACTAGATAATGCGGTTATATGAAAGAAAAATAATTGAGTTCCAAATACTGTATTATCATATACAGTAATACCCGCGTATTGTGTACCTTTGTCACTTTCTAATAATTCAGCCCCCGAGCTTCCGTCTTTTATTTTCCAGTTACTCGCAACAGCTATCCAATAACCAAATTCATTTCCATAAGCTAAATCTTCTGTTATACTTTCTTGCACTACTTCGCCTACGTCTAAATTTTCGGGTACTGTATGTAATCCTATTGTATCATCGTTTGTATGTTGTCTATTTATAAAACAAGTCTTTTTTTGCCATTTATCAAACCAAGTTGACCAAGCGTCGACAGTAAAAGTAATTTCTGTATTTTTATCGCCTTTGTATATTACATCATCTATCCAAGCAAAAAACCATTTGTTACTATAATCGGGATTTTGAAAAGCTATATAATTTGCTTGTAAACATTGTGCGTATGTAAATCCAGCCATTATACTTCCCGTTGGACGTAAAAATGAGTAATTATCAGCTTGAGCAACTAAATTAGCTTGACAAAGTTCTAACATTTGTGTTTCACTGTACGAAAGTACATTTGTATATTGTCTGTCAATATGTATGTTTTTTACTAATAAAATTTTACTATTCATTTTTTATCTCCTTATTTGAAAATCTATAACTTGTTTAAAATCTGTCCCGCACATATCACTTGAATAAAATATTTTGTTTTCCTTGAACGTCATAAACAAGTTACGAAGTTTATCATTTTTAATTGATATATTATATATATCTCTTTGCCAGTATCTCGATACTTTTATTACATCAGAAAATACAATTATTTTACTTGAAAATTCTTTATAATACGGACGTATAAACCATATTGGACTATTTTTCGTTTTTCTATCTACTAAATATTCGCATAAAAATTTGAAACTTTGATATTGAAATCCAAAACGATATAATACATTATATTCTTTATAGCTTTTTGGTAAATGCGGTTGCGGACGTGTTTCCCAAGCTCCCGTATTTATCATTTTAGCGTTTGTTCCTATTGTTCCCGATGTTTGACCCGTTGACATACAATATTCTAACGCAATTTTTATAGGCGGATTATCGTCGACAACGTCTTGTAGTTCCTTTACTACTATTGTGCCTTGTTTTTGTGAACTTATTAAACTATGCAATCCCCAGTCGTTTATATAAGGACATACCCTCGATATTGTATTACCTACAAGCCATAATCTAACTTTTAGTCTTTTTCTGTCTACTGTTGCATAAAAATTCATTAGTTTATTACTTTCATTAGGTAGATATGTACTACGGCTCATAAATTCTTCAAATATAATATCTTCTACATCTAAATAACTTGCACCAGCGTAATTCTGTTCTGTTGATAGAGCTACTACATAGCCTATTTTTTCAAATCTTTTTGTTTTACCCGTTTCATTATCATATACCGATAAATATAAATTTTTTCTATATAATGTAATACAATTATATTTTCCGTTTGTCAATTTTGCTACATCTACATCTTGAAAATATTGCTCTATTTTCTCCGATGTTATTTCCTCACGTAATCTACGCATTAAAATAAATCTTTTTCCAGTTTTTAAATATTTTTCTACGGCTTTTTTATGTTTTACTTGATAGCTTTTTCCATTGGAACGCTCGCCGTATATCAAGTTAAATCTTGCACCGTATCGCGTCTATTTTGTCTAAATTATAATGGATAACTTTTTTATTAGCCATTTTCTTTCTCCTCATCATCGTTCTTTATATATAATTTTGCTACTTCGCTTTCTATTTCTTCCCTTACTATTTTTGCATTTTTCTTTGTTGTTCTATTTGTCAATAAATTAGTTCTATTTATTTTTTTCTTTTCACAAATACCGCGATATAGTTATCTTTGAAAATTTTTTTATAAAGTCTAAATCTTCCAATTTTTTCACTCCTTATATTTTGCTCTTTTACTTGAATTGTCGGAAACTAAATCGGCATAGTCTAACGCTTTACCTAATACATAAGTAGTAGGAACAATACAGCACCCCGATTTATCTTTTACTATATATTCGTTTCCTTGATAATCTATTATATTACAATTTTCTTGATTTTCGCAATACATTAGCAAATTTTTATTTGTATATTTAAAGTCAAATACAAAATTGTCTTTAAATTCAGATAAATTCTTTAATCCTAATGCTCCGCTTTTAGGTACTCCAGCTACTGTTATTTCTAATATTTTTGCTTTTTTTCCTTTTATTTCTTGTACGTTTGTATCTTCTTTTATTTTTTCTTTATCTATCCATTTCGTATATGCATATTTTTTAGCCCCTTGCGTTATAAATTCGTCGTATTTTCCGTCATTATCAAACACACCTAATATATGTTTTTCTCCTTTACTATCTTTCGGGCTAAACTTTTCGTATGGTATTTCTAGTAATTTACTAACATATTTCAATTTATTTATAACAAATTTATTATATTCCTCTATAACTTTTTTGTTATATCCCTCTTTCAATTTCATACTATCAGTATCACAATATACTACATAATCATCTAGTTTTATTACATTTTTTAATAAATTAGAACGTGCATACGCAGTAACCCAAACACCATACGCAAAACTTAAAAATGCTTTTTTCTTTTCTTCATTTAATTTCTCTATTATTTCTGTATTTTCTAATTCTCTTTCGCTCCAGTCTAATTCATTATCGTATATTACTTCATCACGTATCATGTTTGTAACACTCATACCGTATAACGAATTAAATTTATTTTTTTCTTTTGCGTATTCTACTTCCATACCTTCTACGTTTTTATATGCTGTTTTATTTACATATTTTTCTAATACAAATTCAATAAATTGTTTTGGTAAATAATCATAGCGACTATAATAACTTTCTTGTATTTCGTAACTATCATATTTATATGTATCTAATATAAAATAAAAGTCTATATCTGTTAAAGTTATTATTATGCTTTCAGCTTCTATAATTCTTCCATTATCATATACACCTTTTACAATTTTACTACATTTACTTTGCGATATAAAATTATTGTAATATTTACATTTTATATTTTTAAATTCTACTACTAGTAAATATGCAAATTTATTTAACATTTGATTTTTACTTTTTATTATACATTTTTGAAATTCAGTAGACGGGAATTGATGTGATACTAATATATATGGATAACTTGATGTAAAATCCCAGCTTTCTATATTTCGTTGTATCTCATCTGTATAAATCCAATTTGCGTGTGTATATCCCCCAGCGAAAGCCTCTTGCAATAAATTATATACGTGCGGATTTATATTGATAGATTTTTTTACTTTTCTTTTATAATCCCAGTCATCAGATACAAGCTCTTTTAATTCTCGCCTAACTTTTCCAGTACTTGTAATTGGTATTTTATCTACCCTTGTATATGTTTCTAATTCTCTTTTTATATAATAATATATAACTAAACAATCATACTCACAATATCCTAATTCTTTTTCTGTTAAAGTTGTTGCTGGAGTTCTTAATAATGTATAGTCTAAATCGCCTACTTTCTTTTCTACTGGTAACATAAATATTTTCGGTAATAACTTTAATGCACAATTTGACATCATATAAGTACATCGTATTTCTATATTAAAATCTTCCATTTCACATTTCATAACCTTATGCTTTTTTCGTGCTACTACATTTTTAAATTTAAAAATACTTTTTAAATATTGAAATTCAAATGACAGATTATGTATAAAAACTATTTTTTTATTACTGTTATAATAATCTAATCGTACTAAAAAGCTTTTTAAATCTTCCCAAGTTCTACCGTAATAAACTTCATCATTTATAGAAAACATCCATATATACATACAACTTCTAAATTCAGCGTCTTTTTGTTCTTCCTCTGTTAAATCTAAATATTTAATAGCTGGTAGTACTTTTCCATTTAAAATTAAATAGCTTGATGTTTCTATATCTAACGAATATATAGTATTATCTACTTGCTTTCTTTCGCCTACTATATCCCCAAAATGATATTGAAATTCTTTAAAATATTTCATATTTTATAACTCTTTTCTTTTATCATTTATAGCGTTCATTAAATAATTATATTCTTGCTCTTTGATTTTTCCCTCGGATAATAAATTACTTACTATACTTTCGACTTCTTGTAAATCATATTCACTTGTAGCACTCGCTATAAGCTCTAATACATTACTATATAACATTTCTAGTTCGTCTGTATCTTCATTTCCTCGATAAATATATTTTGCATAAATTTTTCTTAATACATTTTCCATTGATGTTCCTTTGTTCCATTGTTTTATACTTTCCATTTGACTTGAAAATGTAGAATAATCGTTTTGTTTTTCTCTCGCTTCTTCTATTATTGCTAAAACATCAGACCCGAGGTATAAAATTCGTTACGCTATTTACTTCTTTATCTTCAAAAAAGCTAGTTAATGCTTCCGCTTCCTCGTATGATATATCCGAAACATCAGTACTAAATCTAGTTTTTAATGTTTTAATAGCTTTTTGTTTCGCTTTTTTTACTCCTCTTTTTGTTGATATACTATTTAAAAATTCTTTTGTTGCTTTTATTGTTGCTTTCATTTGTGTAACTGTCATAGATTTATTAGCTTTAACACGCCCGGAAATAGTCCAAGCTTGCAACGGTTCAGTTGCAAGCTTTTCTTTTAAATATTTTGTAGCCCAAGTATCTTTACCAAACTCGCGTTCTAATCTTACTATACGTTGATTAGCTCTTTTACTTAATTTTTTTAATTCGTTAAATAACTCTTGTTCTTCTCGAGTTAGCTCTTTTTTAACCTTAGGCATATTCTATTCCTCTTTTCTACAAATTTAATTAAAATGGTAAATCATCGTTTGTAGCTTCTTCTTTTTGTTCTGTTTTTTCCTCTTTTTTGTTGTTTCCTAATACTGGTACTGCTTTATATGTTTTTCCTTTCTTTGTTTTTACTTCTGTTAGTCTTACGCTTTCTACTTCTCCAAAATAATCTACTACGCTTTCTGTAAAGATTTCGCTACCGCTTGAAACTAATCCGTATTCTTCTGTATCAAAATAATTGATATTAAAGTTTTTATCGTCTGTTACTACGTTACATTTTGCATATCCTGTTATTTTAACTTCTACGCCTAATAGTTCAGATAATTTGATAGCTGTCAAATCTCCTTTCTTTGCCATTTTCTCAAATAATGCGTTGTCGCAAGTACCTTTCTTTTCTAATACTGTTACTTCATATTTTTTTGTTTCCATTTTTATTCCCTCTTTCTTGCTATTAGGTTGCAAACCATAATTTTTCTAGCTTTCATAAGATATAGCTATAACTTTCAATACTTATGTATTGGCGTTTTCACTAGGACGGCTCATCGCTTAAAGCCAAAATACTATATACGTATTAGTATGTTTCCCAACCTCTTACACCTTATTCAAACGATATAAACAAATCAGATTTACCTTTTAATCTTATTATCGCTTGCATAATTATAAT